GTAATACATGAGCCAAGCAACTCAGACTAAGACCAATCTTCCTTGGAAGAATGGAAGCAAGGAGGTCGACTACTTCGTAGAAATCGGCACGACTCCATACGGTAAGTATGGTTTATACAAAGAAATGATTCCTGTAGGAACAGGTAGCAGAGGTAGACACATGGAACTCGCTCGTGAGATTCGTCTGTCAAATCCAGAAGTCTTTGAGAACTTAGAACTAAGACAAATAGTGAGCAGGGGTTAACCTTAAATAGGCACACTCATTGGTATAGTATGACTAAAGCAAAGATGGATTACCTTTGGGCTCCAAAGGATGAAAAGCTCGTGAGTTCTTTATTGGACTCATTAGGATTTACCGGTGTTGGAGAATCAGGTAGATATCCAACCGGAGTAAAGTATGATTGTCTTGTAGCAATATGTGATGTCATCTCAACAAACGAGAAGACAGCATCTATGGTTGCATCAAGAACACATCAACTACAATCCGAAAGGAGAGCAACAGGTAAAGCTCCTTCTGTTGATTCAGTCGTTTCTGCTCTTGCATCTGGTAAGATGTCGGAAGCCGACTTGAAGAAAGCGATGAAGAAAGCTGGACTCTTGAAATAAACGCTGAACACAGCGGTTAACAAGCAAACACGTAGGGGAGGCGATTCCTCCCCACCTTATATTTATGGAAGTAGCTCTTCCGTAATCGGGTATGGCCGAACAAGCTCGCCACGAGCTAAGGCACAGGACTGCGCAAACCGAGAGGCAACTGCCGGAGGGATGCAAAACTGGTATGGGTTCTACTATGTAGTGGCATAAACCCATTGGAGGTATACATTAAATCCTCCTACCCATCCTTACATTGACGCCCCTTGACTTCCGTTATCGAATGCAAAAACATCGAGGAAGGAATGCTTTACCACCGGTGGTATATAAGTCAGGGGCTCATCTTTTTTTTAGCTTTTTTTATTTTTCCACTCAAGTGAAATTTCTCAGCTCAGCTTTACTCAGCCCGCAGGCTCTCAGTTGAGCTCACAGCGCAGATGAGAAAACCGTAGGCTCAGGTGAGAAACTGTCTCAGTCGAGCATCATAGCTCTATTAAGAAACGGTGAGCCCAGATGAGAAAATGCTCAGTTGGGCTTATGCTCTACTGAGCACTTCGGTAGGCCACAATGAGAAAATGCTTAGCAGAGCTCAGGTTGGTTCGAAAGCTTTAAAGCTCATCCTCCAAACCGGAACCAGTTCGGGTTCAGTGTGCGAACAGTGTTCGTTCGAAGAAAGTATAGTAAGTAGTGTTTAGCCCTATATTATAAGAAGGCTCTACTAACCATGCTCTACTAAGTAATAGAGCATTACTCAGTTAGGCTCAACTAAGCTCCTTACTTTAGGTCTTAGTTATTGCATAACTGAGCTATGATTTAATATAGTATAATATAGAGAAGGTGAACTATAAATAGTTTTGCATGAAAAAGCCCCCCGTTTTTTTGTCTCAGTATAATTTTCGTGCTGGGCTCTCAGTTCAAGAGGGGAAACGCTTATATAGGGGTATATTGATGTAGATACGATGACTATGACCGACATCGACACATTAGCAATACAACTAAAAAGCATGACTGCCAAACAGTTACAACAACTGTTAAGTGCAACCCCGAACCGAGACGGTTCCGCAATCAAAGCTCGTAAGATACGTGCAACTGAGACATACTTCAGGAATGTAAAGAACAATGGATTGTATCCACATCATTTCGATACGTTTACTCAGTTCAGAGAGGTCTTACCGTGAGTGACGCAATCGTTAAGTTCAACAACTACATGACTCAGCACACAGACAAAGTCCCTTTGTTAAGTGTTCAGTCAACTGATGATAAACGTTTCACAGTGCTGAGGGAATTATTAAATTCCGTCTTCGATGATGTAGAAGACAATGCTTGGTCAGTATCAGTGAACTTAGGAAAGTTCGTAGATGCCCTCAGCACAATGGAACAAAAAGATATAGATACTATATCACGAACTGTGAAGAAGTATCAAGTCAAAGGCACTTCGAGTGGTATCTCAGGTGAGAGAACCTATGGATATGACCGAAGTCGTGTTGACCGTAAGATGATTAGAAGAAGGAGACCGAACTGATGAACTGCGTAGATTGTGGACAATATTCAACATATGATACAGGTGGACACGAAGTGAATAAGTATTCATGTGAACACTGTTTAGTAGAAGATTATATTACAGGTGAACTATGAGTAGAAGAAGAACAAGACCATCACCAACTGAGTCAGCTACTGACTTCCCTCTACACTATGAACGTGTAGGCGGAGACGGTAGATATTGGCACGTGAGTGAAGACAAGCGTGGAGTGAGAAGATGGAAGAAAGGATTATATCATGGTTCAGATGAGGATAAACTTCTCAGTTCAACAACCGAAACGCTTATAAAGGATGATATATCTGGAGATACAATGGAAGACAAAACCGACCACAGAGGACTCGACAGTCTATTCGACCGAGACAGTCCCATGCCAGCAGAGGAACCTACCCCCGAAGAAGTGGTAGAAGTAGAGAAAGACACAGTGATGTCTAAACTAAGAGGGTCAGTCAATGTGCCCGAAGAGTTTAAATTCGCTGATGACATGACATTCTATACTATGTTGAGAAACATATTTAGAGGTAAGAACATTCTTATCACAGGTCCCTCAGGATGTGGTAAGTCAAGTCTCGGTAAGATATTAGCTGATATCACTGCAAAAGACTTTTATAGTTTTAACTTCGGTGACACTATGAATCCCTCAGCTAAGTTATTGGGTGACACTAAGTATGACAAAGAATCAGGAACATGGTTCAAACCATCTCGGTTCGTCAATGCAATACAAGGTGATTCATTCATTATGTTAGATGAGGTAACACGTGACCGAACAGGTGACTTAGCTAACATTCTCATGCCGGTATTAGATGGTCAAAAGTATTTAGCTCTCGATGAGAGTGAAGATAGTGATACTGTCTCAGTTAGTAAAGGTGCGTTCTTCTACGCTACTGCTAACATAGGTAGAGAGTATCTCGGTGCATCTCATGATTTAGACCGAGCATGGAAAGATAGATTCACAGGTGGTATATATGAATTAGAATACTTACCACCACAGAAAGAGAAAGAACTGATACAAAACAGAAACCCTCAGCTTACAGACTACGACGCTGATAAGATTGTAGACTTTGCTAAGAGAGTGCGTGACTTACATTCTTCAGACGAACTCAATACTGCTGTTTCAACACGTATGTGTTTAGCATCAGCTGAGTTAGTTGTTGATGGAATGCCTTTGGTCGATGCACTAAAGCACACCTGTTTACCGTTCTACCCTGTTCAGGGTGGTGACGATACTGAGAGAGTTCGTATCATACAAGTTATTCAATCAATGGGTGAATAGATGGTTAAGAAGAAAGTATTACGTAGAAAGCACACATATTGGCATCAGTTGGCTAAGTTCCTTATACTGAATGGTTACAAACCAACAATGATAGGAAAGATAATCAAGGATGTATTCCCCGAGACTGAGGTCAATGGTAGACACGTAGGTGCATACAAACGTAGATTGATACAAGATGAGGATATTCTCATCCCAAACAAACCAACTATGAATATCAATGAAGTAAGAGAGATAGCTGAAGGCTTAGTTACTAACGAAGATATGTTTATATATAAATGTGTTATCGGTTCAGCTAAGAGAAGTCTTAAGTGCTTCGAGTATAAGTTCCGTAGTGAGGATAAAGATTTAGTAAGTGAGGTAGATAAATGGATTATGGCGATTCAATAGATGAATGGACTGAGGACAGTGAAGATGATTTCTGTTATGCGTGTGACGATTGGACTGATGCCGACGGTCATGGCAACTGTAAAGATTGTGGCAACAGTTACACTACAGTAGACCCATTCGTCAGTCCGACTATAGCAAAGACATACAGTTCACCTGCACCTACTGTCTCAGCACACGGTGACCTTTGGAACAGAGGCTCTGGTTTTACATGGGGTGGTAGTTCTTATTGGTCCGGTGGTGGAGCTACTTCATGGGGTAGTTGGTCTCGGTCTACAAACGACAGTGCTCGTATGCTTAAACATAAAAGACATTTAGATTCTCTTTGTAAAGTAGTAGACCCAACTGTGAAACATTCATTACACTTCGCAACTGATTCGAAGAACTATTCGAACATGGCTAATGGAACTATATATGTAGATGGGACTCTCATTGAGAATGATGATGACAAGCTCGATGTATTAGCTGGTCTCTCAATTCATGAGAAGTTACACTTAGTTCATACTCAACCATTAACTAAATGGGAACGTGAATATAGTTACAGTAACAACCTCAGTCCGGCACAGGAAAAATTGTTACATAATATATGTAATATTATAGAAGATGAATATATCGAATCTCAGTTAGCTAAGACTCATGCTGGGTATACTATGTATATTGAGAAGGTTAAAGAACACTTCTTTGGTAAGCATGGTCATAAGATAGATGAAATGAACGGTAACCCTATCGCTGACATTATGAATACATTGTTAGCTATGGTAAGATACCCACAATCTATCTCAGCTGACCGTAGAAAGAAACACTCTAAACATATTCAGTTCTTTGCCCGTGCTCTAAAAGATGCACTAACTGATAGACATTCAACCTTTATGGCTATGGATAGTATATATTGTTATATGAATCAACTCGCTCAAGAAGAAGCTAAGAAACATGAAGACACCGACGAAGAAGAAATACTTCGACGTGCTGATGAAAGATTAAAAGATATCTTAGAAGATTGGGGTGATGATGCTGAAGGAATGTCAGACAAAGATATAGACCGTATCAAAGAGAGATTGATAAAACAAGAACGTGACGAAGCTGAACGCAGTGACAGATATACCCGTAAAGAGAAGTTATCACGAGCTTTAGAAAAGTTCGCAAAAGAACTCGCTGATTATAGTTTAGATAGAGATACCATCTCAGACGAACTCGCTAATGAAATAGATGAGTTAGCTGACAGTGACTACTCCGAAGAGAAGTGGGATGTGTCCCGTGCTCTCGGTTTGAAACAAGGTGGTAGAATTACATGGCGTAATCAAAAAGCCTCAGACTATGATAGAAATCAATATGATGAGGCTGAAAAGAATATGAAATCAGCAATCGGTCAACTAAAGAGAAAGATACAATTATATGGCGACACACGTATTAACACTATTCGTAACCAACGAAGAGGTAAGTTAGATAAACGTATGCTACATAAGATACCTCTCGGTCGGCCCGACTTATTCAAGAATGTAATTATTGACGAAGACAAACCACTCGATGTATGTCTCTTAGTCGATGAGTCAGGTAGTATGGGTTCATGGAAGATGGCTAAAGCACGTGAAACTGCGATTGCTTTACGTGAATCACTTAAAGACAATCAAGCTCTCAACTTATGGGTGTTTGGTCACACAGCTGACGGTTATGATTGGGATAGTAAAGGTGACACTAATATGTCAGTGTATTGGTCACCTACATATAAATCAGATATAAAAGCTATGGGTGCTATGAGAGCACGTAGTGAAAACAGAGATGGTATGGCTATCCTCGCATCAGCCGAGAGAGTCAAAGCTGAGTCACCTTCATTAGGTAGTAACAAACTTATGATTGTTATCTCAGATGGTGAACCATCAGCAGACAAATACAGATTCCCAATCAGTGTGCCACATACTAAGAAGTGTGTCAGACATATTGAGGGACAGGGATGGAACGTAATTCAAATAGGCATCTCAGGTGCACGTGAACGTATTATGAAAGATATGTTTTCTAACTACATCATGTGTGATGATACAGCTGAATTACCAACTAAGGTAAGTAAAGTAATTAGAAGGGTGATAAAAGTATGAATGATGACAATATGAAAGAAGCTCAGTGGTTTATATTAATCGCTGGGTTCATGATGTTATGGATGGTCATGATTATGGTGCTGGGTTAAGGGTGACAGGTAATAAGTTGAGAACTTATTTTACTTAGTCGGTTTTGCTCATAGCTCAGCTTGTTACCCACCAAACGCACGAAGACTTTGAACTTTGAAGCTCAGTTTGTTCATCAGGCCACGCTGAAAGTTTTTTCAGAGACATCAGTAGTAGGACAGTATGAACAGAGAGGTAGCTATCGGTATGGATGATAGCTGGATACAAAGAGAACCAAGTATTGGGGTTAGCCTAATCATTATGGCACCACCTTTACGTCAAGCGAACCTCAGTATACCCCTGTAAATCTATCGCTGAAACAATTATGGATTAAGGATGAGTTTGGTTTTGGTATACAAAAAGAAAGAGCACAATAGGCTGACCATATTTGGCGAAACCTATACAGCTCTTACTGAGAAGCCGTTCTCTCTTCGTGCACCACAACCTTTATATAGGATAATCAAATATATTGAAATATAATCAAAAGGAATTGAAAATATGCAAACATTTTTACCAACAAAAAACTTTAGAACATCAGCCAAACTATTAGACTATCGTCGTCTCGGTAAGCAAAGAGTAGAGGGGCTTCAGCTCATCAACTCACTTAGTCCAGACTATGATAAGAAAGGTTGGCTCAACCACCCAGCACGTTTAATGTGGGTTGGTTACGAAAACGCTTTGAAACATTACACTAACGTAATGATAGAAGAGTGGGTTGCACGTGGATATAACAACACGATGCAATTATATGAAATAGAAGGGCCGATAGTATACCCTCAATGGTTAGGCTATCCGGAACTGCATAAGTCACATCGAATGAACCTACTTCGTAAGGATTACGACTTTTATAAACAGCACTTCGATGACGATGCACAAACGGACCTCACAATCATAAACGAGTATGAATACTATTGGCCAAAGGAGAAAGAAAAATGATAAGAGAATTATTAGTGTGGTTAGATAAGAAGTTTGGTTTCAACCGAACTAAGAAACTTATGATAAGACCACGTAAATACGGAGCAAAGAAAAAATGAACTTAGAAAACGAGAACATGGAACTCAAAGAGATGTTAGCTGGTGCACAGTTAACTGAGAAGAACTTAGAGGATTACCTCTACGAGATTTGTGACATCATACATATGCAGTTACCTTTGAAACATCAGGATGCGTTTGTAGGAAAGATGATAGAAATAGGTATGTATGACCCAGAATATTATATGGAGGGTGAGTGATGGTTACAACCACACCCGAAGCAGTTCACATAATGAAAATCATTTTAGATTGGTGTAGTCCTCAGGTTGCACGAAGTATGTTGGATGACTTAGACTTCTACGTTGCTGAGATAACAGACAATGAATCTTTGAAGCATTCTATTAAGATGGTCAGAGAAATGCTTTATGCACGAGCTGAGGAAAACTTAGAGATTGATGCTGAGGAAGCTGAATGGAAGACAGCACAAGAAATCATTGATGAACAAAGGAAGATGGGAAGACCCGAATGAAATGTTTAAATAAAGAGTGTAGAGAGAATCTTTATGATTGTCCACCACTTAAACAAGTTAAATGTCCCTACTGTGGGTTGGAACAAATACACCCACCAGAATATTAATGTCATTAGCATGGACTGAGTGTAATAAATGCGGTAAACGTATTTCAATAGCAGAGGATGGACTGATGCAAGGGCGTTGTATAGTATGTGCTATAAAGACAATATAGCACTAAGCTCTATTCAGCAAAGCTTTATATATCACTAAGGGGTGATATAATATAGCATGGTTTATAGAGCATGATTAATAATGCAATAAGTAGCTCTATATTTACCACTATAATTGCTCAATGAGGATTAAAATGGGAAGAAAAGATACAGGAAAGAACTTTGAAAATGAAATCAGAAGAAGTTTGAAAGGAAGCCGTCATATATGGTGGTTTAGGATTCAAGATACTAATGATATTAATAGGTTTGTTAAGATTGCTGTTGCAGAGAAGCAACCCGCTGACTTTTTTACAGTGTATAGAGGGAGACCAATTATGCTTGAGGCTAAAACTTCTCGCAATCTCACTTCTTTTCCTCTATATTATGGTAATAATCCTGCTATCGCTAAACACCAAATAAGACAAGGTGAAAAGTTAACAAGAGCTGGTGGGATGAGTTTTATTTTAATACGAAGAGAGGAGTATCGTAATAAGAAATGTTATGCTATTACCCCTGCACAAGCGAAATACTTATATAGTAAGGCATATGATAAGAAATCAGTAAAGTGGGCATGGTTCGAAAAACACGCTTACATCGTTGAGAGACTTAAAGCACCGTTAAGATGGAACCTACACAAATTATACGAAGAGACAATATGAAGAAAAGAGCAACTAAGATACCTTACGAAGGATATACCTTACCACCCTCATCAGAGAAAGGTGGTATGTTTGTAGACTTCAATAAGATTATACAAAGAAAACCTGTAAAGAAAGTAAGGATAAAAAAGAAATGAAAGAGATAATGGAAGAATATAGCACCACGTTCTTTGAATGTATGAGTGCTTGGCCAGATGATATCAAAGAAGATATATACAAACTCTATGCATACCTCAGAGTATGTGATGAGATGGTTGAAGGTGAGAAGACTTTACATGACTTCACGCATTGGAGGGAAGTTATAGAACAGTTCTACGAAGTGAGTGACAAGTATCAGTTCGAAGGTGAATGGCTCTCAGACTTTCACATAAGTATGTATCAAGATATGATAAAGAAAGAACACTCAGTTGTCTCTATGTTAGACTACTGTAAAGGTTCAGCTGAGTCAGTTGGTATGATGATGTCAAAGATATTAGGATGCCACCCACGCTGTGAGATACACGCCAGAGCATTGGGTAGAGCATTTCAAGTTATTAACTTTATAAGAGATTATGATGAAGATGTTGCTAATGGTTATCACTACATCACAGATAACTTTAGTGCATACTTAGAAATCTTTTATCAAGATTTAGACAACGGCATGGATGGGATAGATTATATACCAAAAGAGTTACAACCACCTATCCTTATGGCTGTAGAAAAATACTTGGGTGTAGCACGTAGTTTTGAATGATATGTTACTGTGGTGTTGAAAGAATTAAAAGTGAACGTAAGTATCATGGAATATATATTTGGGTTTGTCCAAATTGTGAAAGTAGAATGGAGTCTAACGTAGAATGACAGTCAAACCCCCTTACTACAAAGTATTATGGCATAAGTGTAATAGATGTTTAACTCACTACACCAGCGAAGAACCTCATCTCAGGGCTTATTTGTGTGATGAGTGTTGGAGGGCTATACCTCATTTTACAGTAAAAACGACTCCGAAACCAATTAAAAAGAAAGATGATATAAATATGAAGACCATAATTTTATATACAATCGGAAATATAATTTGTTTAGGGGTAATCGCATATTATTTGTGGTTTGAATAAATATGAACGAATGCAATAGATGTTTTAAAAGAGCTTTTTTCGTAGGTATAGACGGGAAAGCAAGGTGTGTTCACTGCTCACCATACAAAGAATAGATGGATATAATACCGTTAGAAATACCAATACGAGACCAACTGAGAGTATATGCTATACAAGTCTCAGTTTACATTACCATAACCTTTATATAGGGAGGTGGTTTTGGATAAATTACAGTGATTAAAATGGATAGAAATCAACAAATCAACGCTTTGATGGATGCTGTAAAGCATTATCAAAAGACAGGACAGCACAAACAGGTAAGTATTAGATACAACCCTGCAAACAGAACTCAATTCAAGTTCAACTCATGGAAACATGAGGGTGATTCTGAGTCTGTTAGGAAAATCCTACCCGAAGACATTAGAATATCTTCAGAAGGCAACTTCTACGTAGTAGGTAAAGACAATAGATATAATCTAAAACAATACACATCTCAGTTTGCACAGAAACCACGTGCTTATAGATTAGATAGATTGGTAGTAGAATAAACATGAATGAAATGTTAGTAGGATTTTTGAAATCCGCCAAAGACGAGAAGCAAGGATTGAACGTAGCTAAATTTATGACCGATGAAGAACAATTACAATGGGAAGTATTAGTCAAAGCTATGGACTCCATAGACATTATGAAAATAGGTGTAGACTTAGAAAAAATATCTAAGACATATCAATTAGAAAAATGGCAAGAGATGGCAATCTTAGCTTATGTCAAGGTGTTAGAGATTATGGTGAGAACAGCTAAAGAAGCATCACCCGAGTCTTTCCCACCCGAAGCTACCCCACCAACTCAGGACACATACACAGGGAGTATGTTCGGATGATGCAGTGTGGTTTGTGTAAGTGTAATTTACACCCTAAGTATATCAGGTATAAAGATATAAATGGTAACCCATACTGTCAACAATGCTATACAGTTATTGGAGGACAAATATGAACGAAAGATGGGAAGCCTTTGACCGTATATGGGCTAAGGGTAAAACAAATAAGATGGTTCAACGACTTAAAGAGAAATGTATAATGAGAGGATTAGAACCAACTGAGGAAAACTGTCGTGACTATTGGATGGGATACATTCGATATTACGTCGACGGTTGGACAGGACAGGGTTATCATGTGAACCCACGTAAGAACAAAATACTCATGAAACAACTAAAAAGGAATCAAAATAATGACAATAGAAGAAGACAAAAGGGCGGAAAGAAACCACCACACAAGATGGGCGGAAGAAATTCGCACAAGAAACGCAAGGTATAGTGAAGAGAGTAATTGGTTTCCATTTGTTCAGAACGTGGAGGATATCTTAGCCCGAATAGATAAGATGTCAGAACGTTTTGATGATTTGGAAAACAAAATTGGAGAGACACAAGGAATGGTAAAGAACCTAAGAAAAATATTAATTAAGTTGGAGGTCATCGATGACAGATTCATCTTCTGAACCCGATATGGGTGAGATGGCAGGTCAGTTAATGATGGCTAAAATGGATGCAAATAAGATGACACATCTTTTACGCATCGGGACATTTCAATTAGAGATAAATCCTACATCAGAGGTTGATGTAGAAAGATTCTTTAGTGAAACATTAGATAAATTAATCTCAGCATATGGTGAAAAACTATTAGAGATTGATATCAAAACCGCTACTGTGCACGGTAATATGCATGGATAAAAAAGGAGGAAAGAAATATGGCAGAAAAAACTAGCTTAGAACTACAAGCCGGATTGTTCCGGAACACAGATAAGAACGGAAACGTATACTACTCAGGTAAATCTGAGGGAGGAGACGAATACGTTATGTTTAGAAACACATATTGGAAAGAAGGTTCCAACAAACCATACTTCAGATTAATGAAGAGAACTGATGGAACATCCACACCAGCTATGGAGGACTAAATATGTATGGAAGAGATGCAGACCGTATGTTAGATATGTGGATGGACTTACTCTCTCAGATAGAGCAAGTTCCCTCAGGTCGTCATGCGATATCTACTCTTAGGAGAAATGATGTCTCAGTTAATGAAGAGAATGGAACTATCACCATCACAGCAGAACTAGCAGGTTTGGATAAAGAACAGGTTGATGTTGAAGTAAGTAACCGAACTGTAACTATCGTAGCAAACTCAGACAGAAAGAACTTCAAATGGGAAGAGACTTTCAAAGGTGAGTTAGACCCAGAATCAACAAAGGCTACTATGGTAAATGGTATACTTGATTTGGTTATAGAAAAGAAAGAAAAGACATCAGCAAAGAAAATAAGTATAGAATGAGTGAATACGAAGATTGGATACAATCACCCCGAAGTTCAAGAGTGTGGTTACTAGACTCAATGAAAGCTTTGGGGCAGTTTGCCTTTATAGCCCCTATACATAGGGTCAAACATTGGAATCCTACTACAAAGAAACGCAATAAGTGTTGGGCAAAGGAAGCAGAGTGTGTCTTCTGTAAGAATGGAACACCTAAGATTAATGAATTTACTTATGGTATATACATTAGTGAAATGAAAGAAGTGAAACACCTAACTCTTACTATTGCATCTCATACTGAGTGTCAGAAGATATTCTCTCAGCTTATCGAAGAGGGAATAAACCCTACTGACCTCGTTTTTGAATTTGAAAAAGGTAAGGTTACAACTACATTTGGTAGAGAAACTAACGGATATGTTGTGAAGAAAACTGATAATGAAATGTTTGTAGAGGAAAAGTTTAGACCTAACTTAACCAACAGTGAAGAACAGAAATATAGGTGGGTTATACCCGAAGAGGTAGCTGAATTCCTAAAGGACAAAGATGGACAACCAATTACAATGATAGATTTATTTTTATTATTAAAGGATAGGTTTCCAGCTATTGAAGAAAAGGAACTCAAAAAGTATGCAGTCAAGTTGTGTGAGCACAACATACTCAATCTAGTGAATGCGAGGGAAGTATGGATTTAATAGAATACCTAACAATAATATTTATATTGGATGGTCCAGTATTAGGTTTCTTCTATGTATTATATAGGAAGTGCACGAAATGAAAAGATTTGAAATATATGATTTATTGAGATATTTCCACAATGCAAAAAAGAAAGATGGGACACTATTTCCTATATTAGGAGAAGATGCATTAGCATTAACTACGAGCCTATCTTATTTACTATCTGATACTAATTTCTGTATCAAAGCATATAGTGGAACAGGTAAAACTGTATTGATGGAAGCGATAGGTAATTTGTTACCTGATAAATACATATATACTGTTGAACATATGTCTGAGACAGCTATATGGTATGATGAAGAAGCAATTAATAATGCTAGATTTGTAGCTATACCTGAAGCACAAAAGATACCTGAGGGTGTAATGGAAATAATTAAGACTTGGGCAGACGGTAGAACAGCTACCAGAAAGAAAACAGATGTAACAATCAAAGCTTCAGTTACACAATGGTTAGAACCTAAATACGTTTTGATGGCAGTTGCCGTAGAGAATGATAAAGGTTCAGCTATGTTTGATGCTGAGTTAGAACGTAGGTGTATGATAATGCATACTAATCCAACTGTCAAACAGACAGAACTAGTATTGAAACATAAACTAATGCACTCAGCATTACCAAAGACAACTATGTCATCTATGGGTGATGAAGAAATAGAAGCATTGAAAGAACATATTCTTGATGCTATTAGAGAAAGAGATGATGATGATGCAACTGAGTTAAAAAACCCATGTGCACCATTTTTATTTGACGCTATACCTTCAGCCTTTCCTGTGTCTCGTTCAAAGGTTCAGTATTTATTAAGATTAATCAATGCAATAGCTAGATTTTATCCTAATGAAATAACTAAAGTAGAGAAAGATGGTGTAACATATGGCTTAGTGTCACCCAAACATAACTGGCTTGGGCTGAGAATATATCTCAACTCATTTGTTGAAGAGTGTTTACATATGCCGAGTCATGGAACTGATATATTAAAATTGTTCCCAGACACAAGGTTAGATAAGTTTGGTTTCGCAGATAGTGACACTGTCAAAATGTCTGAAGGAGAGATGAAAAAAGCTGCAAAGGCAGCAGGTTTACCCTTTACTAAATTAAGACCAGTAATAACTGGATTGTTAATGACTGGTTTCTTAGAGAGTGAGGATGATGGTAAGAGAACTTTATATTTTAAGAGTCCTCTAATCAACGAACCAGTAGCAAAAATAAATTGGAGTGATTTAATTGAAGAAACGAAAGAGTTTGTTAGAAAGAATTGGTCTGAAGTATCTGATAAATACATTAGGAGCAATTGTAGCAGTATTAAGATTGTTGACCCGTTTACTGGGGACAATATTGAACTGGGTGAGAGAGCAAAGAGTGCGGTAGAAGTCAAGTCAGCAGACTATGATAAAATTTTTAAGACCGCAAAGGATGCAAAGATAAAAGACTATGAAACATTTTTACTAAATGCAGAAGGAGATTACAATGACGAAGAAGAAAAAGCAGTCAGAGAATACTTTCAAAAGAAGTAGATTACCTAAGCGAGATGAGATGTTTGCTGTAGTCATAGAGATGTCAGGGGGTTCTAGAATGAGAGCCCTTTGTGCTGATAAGAAAACCCGCATGATTAGGATTGGTGGTAAACTGAAAAAAAGAATGTGGTGTAGAGAGAACGATTTAATTATAGTTAAACCGTGGATTATACAGAGCGACCAGAAGGCTGACTTAGTATACAGGTATCTCCCTACTGAGAGAAAGAATATACAATCAAAAATACCAGAGGAGTTAAACATATGGTAAAAGGAATAGAAACTACCTACACGGATTTTACTCGCAAAACTGCGAAGTATCCTAAACGTAGAGAAAAAGAATACCTAATGATAGGTTTAATGAATGAAGCCGGTGAAGTCGGTGGAGCATTTAAAAAAGAGATAAGAGACAGAATAGACAACACAGACCTCATTATAGACGAGATGGGTGATGTTTTATGGTATCTTACACGATTATGTGACGTATATGATATAAAATTATCTGAGTTGATGGTAAATAATATGGATAAATTATTCAATAGAATGTCTAAAGAAGACATGGAAGCTTACCATCAGGAGAACTAATGACTGTAGATATTAAAAAACTTACAGTTAACACAGATGACGAAAGAGAGCAGTGGATTGAAATGTTGAAATTATGTAGTGATTACCACTATGATATGTCAGCTCATTTAGAACCTGAGATAAAAGGAGACGATGATACAGCTGCACGAATACACCGAGCATGGGGTAAAGCTATACAAGATGCTAACACTCTTATTAAGATGTGGGAAATAAAAAAAGAAGATGAAATTAAGAGGGTGGAATGAAAGTTCCCCTAATTGCTAGTATTAACAAACGCACAATAAATCTTAAAGATAATTCTTTGATGGTCAAGATGTATAGGAATGGTCAGGCTGAGGCTGTTAAGTCTCCGTTTACACCATACTTCTATACTGAGGATGACACCGGGGAGACTAAGAAGCTTATAGGCTCTGATAAAACTGTCAACCTAAAGAAGCACGAATATACACCGGGTAGGGACCATGTTCCTACTCACGCACTCTTTGATGGTGGAAGAGAAACTTTACTCGAAAGGTTATGTATTGAACACCCAACGTTCTTTAACAACTACCCTAACGACAAAGAAGTTAAATGCCTTGTGTTTGATATAGAAACACACTCCCCTGACGGGACTTTTCCTTTTGGAGAAAAATATCCTGTTGTAGCAATTGGCATTGTCTGTTCCACCGGAGAGCGCAAAGTCTTCCTATGGGATAATGAGAATCAAGATGATAAACAACTTTTATGGGACTTCGCAAATTTTGTACAAGACTATGACCCTGATATTATTACGGGGTGGAATCTTGTGGGTTATGATATTCCACAAATTCTCCATAGAGTCCGTTATAATCATATAAACGAAACCCAATACAAAAAACATCTCAATCGAGATGGGTCTAGCTGGGGCTTTGAAGACCCTAAGGACCAACGTGAACTAAAGATGGCTGCTGGTGGCCGAGTAATACTCGACCTCCTTCGCTGGGCACGGTTGGACTATTCTTTGTCTGGCTTGCCTCGTGGTCTAAAGCAGGTATCTCAAGCATTTGGGCTCAATCCAATTGAGCTCGACTTCGGTAGCAAAACCCTAATGGACTACTCGCTACAAGAAATCGAAGACTACGTTCTGTCTGATGTGGATTGCACGTTATTCATGTATAACCACTACTTTCCACAAATACAATACGTAGCAGAGACACTCAGTGTCCCCTTAGCAACCTATATAAACGCCCCCAGTAGCTACATTACGAAAATTCTACAGGGCAGGGCTCTATTTGAGCAGGGCATAGTAGCGCTTGATAGAAACAAAGAGCGCCATACTGATATATTTAGATTTGATAAGGGCAACTACCAAGCTGCACACATACAATTGTATAGGCCGGGCTTTGAAGCTAAGAACTATAAAATAGATTTTAGTTCATATTATCCCTCTATAGCGATGGCTCTAAACTTAGGGCCTGATACGACTAGAATTGTGGGCTATGATGAGTATACCCCAGATATAGAGCTTAAGGATGGAATCCTCTATATTCCTGATAATAAGGTTAATAAGAGATTGATGATAAAGATAGATAGAAATAAGAACAGTTGTCTTTATGATATGTGTTCTACATTTAAAGAGATGCGTAAACCTTATAAAGCTGGTAAGACTAAAGAGGACAAGAGTAAGTCCGATGCTCTTAAAATAATGGTGAATACTTTCTATGGTGCAAACGCTAATCCTTACATTACTTACGGTGATATGGCTGTGGGTATTACTATCACCGCGATGGCGCGGTTCCTCATTCTTTCAGCGGTCGATATCATCCGTAGCAGATATGGAGAAGATGCTGTGGTATATGTACATACAGATGGGATTAATACTAATGTGGATGTTGACGAACGATGGTTAACTAACAGATTACGTAAATTGTTAGAATATAAACTCGATGGGCGATGTGAGTCTGTTCATATAGATATGGATAAAGATGAATATGATGAGGGTGTGTGGATTCAGGTTGGTAATTATATATTACGTAATTTGGATGGTAGTGTTACGAAACATGGCAGCACTTTTAAATCAAAGAGCCGCTCTAAATTCTATAATAAGGTGTTAGATAAATTATCTGATGCTCGGTTAAATAACACCGTTACAAGTTCCTTTGTCGATAAGTTATATAATCTTGATGAATATGTATTAGATGACTTTATTATGCGTAGAAGCATGAATCGAGGGTATGATGAATATAAATCAGATACTGATTTGACGGTAACATTATCCAACTTAGGTAAAGAAATAGGTATAGACCCATCAGTTGGTACTACTTACTTCTATGCTAAAACTAAAGAAGGTTATAAACTCAAAGAAACTATACATTCAATAGAAGAAATAGATATCACATACTATTGGGATACCATAAGTAATCTATTAACTAAGTTCAATCTGAAAGACATGGTTAAAAAGAAACCACCGATAACACTTTTAGACAAGAGCCAACAAACTTTAGCGGAGTGGGTATAATGCCAGCAAGAAAATATAATGACCCGTTCGGTAGACTATGGTATAATGTAAAAAAGAGTGCTGATTTTGGTCCCAAAGGATATGCAGGTCAAAAGAAATTGAAGCCTAACTATATACCTAAAAAAGTAGATTTCGATGCAAATGATTTGAAAGATATATTTTACAATAAACAAGGTGGTAAATGTTATTGGTTAGATATTCCGTTAGACCCTGAGTGGACTAATGTGTCATGGCACCCACTTGCTCTCAGTGTGGATAGACTGAGATGTGGAGAAGATTATACTAAAGATAATATTGTGATATGTTCTCGCATAACTAATGTCGGTAGAAGTAAGTATGATGAGAACAAATTCAAAGATGTAATAACTTACATTAGGGCAAATCTTTAAATACTATGGAGTGTAATTAATAATAAGGACAGCACGTTTGCTGCTCCTACCCTCAGGGGGAAGTGATATAATGGATGAAAAAGAAAATAAACCGTTGTCTGCATTTTTGTCAGACGCAGAAGTCAAAGTGGTTTGGCGAGAAGAAGAAAGAACGAAAGTAGGAAGAGGAATGATAACGAATGATGATGATAATTTTGTCTATCTAACTGGTGAAAAGGGTACCGTTATTGTTAATAAAAAAGATATTATAGCTATAAAGCAATAAAAGAGAGGTATATATGGATTTCGCAAGTAACAACGAGAATACAGTAGGTAAAAGATTAGGTGATATGGATTTTGATACACCTAAAAAAGACAAATTAAGAATTATGCCAGTGTCAGATAGCCCATGGGCTCCTACAGGTTTTGGAACTAACACTAAAAATATAGCAGCTATATTAAACAGAGAAGGACATCATATAGGATATGGTGGGTGTCAAAACCCAGTGCATAGTAAATGGCAGACCCCTTGGCCTTTAGGTCAAACTGAGAAGGTAGCTACATTTGAAAATCTACCAATTATAGCACCGGGCCAAGAAAAATTTGGAGAAAAATCTTTTCCACAATGGGTTAAAGGATTTAAACCAGATTTAATTTTAGGACATTTAGACTTTCAAATGTTTAAACATATGACTGATGCTAAAAACCCAACCCATGTACAACTACCAATGTATAATGAGAAGGGTGTTATACTAAGTAGAAAAGAAAGAACAGAACTATTAAATAGAGCATATAAAGATATGGCTAGAGGTCCTCCATGGAAATTAGCTTGTATTATTCCTTATGATGGAGAACCATCGATACCCGTATGGGGTGAACAGTTGAAGTCTATTGATTATGGTGTAGCCATGTCTAAATATGGTCAACAAGGTTTAAAGAAAGATTTTGATTATGATACAACTTACATCCCACATGGAGTAGATACTAAATTATTCAAACCTATAATGAACCCTAAGTATGGTAAGGACATGAATAAACCTAATGCATTTGTAGTAGGTTGTGTAGCAAGAAACCAACATAGAAAAAACATACCTCGGTTGATAAAAGGATATGCTCAGTTTGTACAGAAGAACAAACTAACCCCTGATGAAACTAAGTTAATATTGCATATGGATTGGAACGATGCTATGGGCTGGAAGTTTCCAGACTTTGCTGCACAGTATGGTTTAGAAGAATATCTACTACCTCCCCTTATGGGTACTTTAGATATGGGACAAGCAATCACTGAAGAAGACATGGCTAATTTATATAATTGTATGGATGTATTTGTTTTACCTACTGCGGGAGAAGGCTTTGGAATACCTACGTTAGAAGCTATGTCATGTGGAGTGCCTATATGTGTAACTAATTATACTACAGGATATGAACTGGTTAAATGTGAAGATGCTAAGAACGAAGAAGTGCCTATGTTTCCTTTAGGTGGTCATCAAAATGATGCTAATCCTAATGGGAGGGATTACTTAGAAGAATCAGATATATGTGAAAGAGGTATATTAATACCTTATAAAGATATGTGGTGGGACACACCTGCAAGAGCAGCCCCACAACGAGCTATAGCTTCAGAAAATGCTATATGCGAAGCGCTTGACTATTATTTTAATAACCCAGATAAAAGAATAGCAGCAGGTAAAGCAGGTAGATTACATGCTAAAAAATACTATAGCTGGGAAGTTATAGGTAAAAAATGGATTGACTGGGTATCTAAAATAAATGAGGAATTGAAATGAATCTAGTATTTGGAATGGATGGAGTAATTTGTACTCCATGTAAAGACTACATTGAAGTAGAAAGAGCACGGCCTTTAGCTAATGTCAAAGAATTTATGACGTGGTTAAAAAAGAATGACCATCAAATAACAATATGGTGTAAAAGACCTAACTCATTAGATTGGGTTATGGCCACTAAAGAATGGTTAGCGGATAATCAAATACCATACGACAGAGTATTGTTTGAAAAACCATACAACCCCGTAATGGTAAGCGAAACACCACCTAATGCAAAATATTATCAACATGATGTAGATTTAAGTATTGTAGCAGGATTGTTTGAGGATTATAAAACATGGGCCATCACGCAGGAATAGGTGGAGTAGGTCCTCTCGTCAAGGTTACTTGGTGGGATGCTGCACAGCAGATAAAATTGCATACTATAAATGCTAAACACCCTGAAATGCACTTGGCTGTATGTGAGACTATTGGTGAAATGATAATAGATGACCCAAAAGCTTTAATACTAGTACAACACTGGTCAGACACCGATGGTATAGATGTCCTCGCGATACCTAGAGATTGGTGCCAGACTATAGAGGTTTTAAAAGAATGTACTTCAGAGAATTCGGAATCCCAGCCAGAATAGCTAGATGCTACAACGTTGAACAGCTAGAAGATAAAATAGCTGAATTTAATGGTAAAAAGAACTGTTATACTAGTGTGTTTGTTTTTGACGACACTACAGATAGAGCAGAAGGAAAAACAAATTATGATTCAGCCGTGTTGAATACTATATGGTTTGACTTTGATGATGAAAAGGATGTAAACAAATGCCTAAGAGACGTAAGAAAATTTATAAGACAATACTGCAAGCCGAGAGAGATAATCCCAAGGATATATCTTACAGGGGGGAAGGGCTTTCAAATGAATATAGACCTGTTCTCCCACGTGGACTTGTTAGATACTATGAAAAGAGACATGTTAAGAAATTACTTAACATACTTAAAAGAGACCTATAAACTTAAAACATTAGACCAAGCCTGTATCAACAACAGCGTGGCATGTTTAAGAAGGATACCTAACACACAATACATATCTAAGATTGAAGGAACTCCCACAGGAGTATGGTGTACACAATTTAGTGTAGAAGAAATAATGAAACTATCTATAGAGGAATTATACGCAATGGCTATGGATGGGCCTCGAACTGAGGAGTTTGAATCAACTAAGAGTAAAAAGGCTTTTAGAAACTTTGTGGAGTTTATGTGTAACGAACAAGGTATAAAGCATAATGTATCTCTAAGCATTAATAAGCTCTTAGATAAGATAAATAATACAGCAATAAGCTCTACTAAGCACAGTGGCTCTATAGTGAATGACTATATAATGCCTTTAAGGGGGTGCATAACAGAGCTTATAGAGCGTAACATAGAGCGTGGACATAGCAGCCACGAAGAAAATAAAATAATTGGTATGGAGTTAATCAATGCAGGATACTCCAACCCTGACATTCACTTTGTATTTGAAAGTATCTATAACGAGCCCGGTCGAGACTGGGGTTGGTATACTGATGACCCTAAGAAAGCTGGTCATATCATACATAACATGAGAGAGAAAGCTTTAAATAGGTATTCAAAGGATAAGTTAATACAAATGAAAATATGTACAGACAAATGTAGCTGTGCATAGGAGTAAAGAAAAATGGCAACATTAAAAAGACTAGAGAAACGTATGAACGAAGTCGAAGCTTGGGTCAAGGATTTTGACAGAAGTCAAGGACCTGCTCAAACAAGTGAGAACTTGAATTGGTTAGTCGGACAAACCAGACAACTGGGTGACAGACTACAAGCTACAGAACAGCAAGCAATGCAAATGCAAGAAGCATTACAAAAAAATGCAGAGATTGTCAATACATTCATGGAAGAGCAAGAGTTAGTTCATGATTGGCAAGCTTACATAGAAAAACTACAAAAGGAATCAGAAGATGCCCTTCAAGAGTCAGAAGCAGAGAGCTTGGATGTACAAGAACAAGCCAAAGATGGCGAAGAAGTGGGAGAAGGAGACGCCTAAGGGCGCCAAACTTCCCACTAAAGTAAAATCTAAAGGCAAAAAGAAAGCAACGAAACGCAAATATAAACGTAAAAAATAATATTGGCGAAGACAAAAAAAGGTGAAATATTATGGCAAGCATATTAACTATAAAGGTTTCCGGAAACGCAGGATGTCAAGCAGATGTCTACGTAGCACGCTACGAAGTCTATCCTAATACAGACCCAACAGGGGTATGTGTAGGATTTAGAACTGTTTGTACTCCTAATGGACTTTCCGGATATTGGGACACTGTTGTCCCTAACGCAGATATCAAGGAAGGGGACGACCCTAACAAGATAGCAGGATACGCATGGAACGGAGTTACCGATTCTATTACCGGCCTATCAGGAACTATTGTTCCTTGGGCTGAGGCCGAAATGGTCAAGAGTACAATCATTGGTGAGCAATTCGCTAAGATTGAAGAGGATGGTAAGTAAGCATGGCTAAAAAAGCAGCTAAGAAAGAAGAAGTTAAAGAAGAGGCCAAAGAAGAAGTTAAAGAAGAAACACCAAAAGAACCAAAAAGAATGATGATTGGTGGTAGATTAAGAAAGGTGGAATAATCATGGCTAAGAAAACAACTAAAAAAGAATCAAAAAAGGCTGAGCCTAAGAAAGAAGTAAAAGAAGAAGTAAAAGAGGAAGTAAAGGATTCAGCTTATTGGGCTAAATTATACGCAGTCCACGAATCTAAAACATCCCATCCTGACCACAAAGGTAAGGATATTTATGTAAAGAACGGTTGTCATGGATATTTCGATGACGCTGGTATCTTTGTAAAAGTGTGAGTTTATTAACTTCACTAAGTCGTTGTAAGTGTGATTCTAAAAAGAATTGCACTTGCGCACGGCGCGTATTGACAGATTTTAAAAATTAGAAAAAGGCTTTTATAGTAGCGTAAACTATAGTAATGAACCGCAATTGGAGTGGTAAAATGTTTAAGAACGAAGTAGCAGAATTTATATATAAAAGAACGTATTCACGTTGGTTAGAAGAAGATAACAGGCGAGAAGATTGGCCTGAAACAATAGAAAGATTTATAGGTTTTATAATTTCAGAAAGACCAGATATACCTGATAAAACTATTAACAAGATAAGAAAATATATGATGGAGTTCGCAGTAATGCCATCTATGAGATTTTTATGGGCAGCAGGCCCAGCAGCTAAAGCAGACAACACTTGTATTTACAATTGCTCCTTTGCGAAAATTAACTCAGTTGATGCTTTTGCAGAATGTTTATATGTTTTAATGTGTGGAACTGGTTTTGGTTTCTCAGTTGAAGAAGAGGAAGTATATAAGTTACCTGAAGTACCAACTATTAAATCAGCACAAGGTAATGCTAAAGTTATTATTGATGATTCAAAAGCAGGATGGGCTGATTCAGTGAAAACACTAATGGGAAGTCTATATGATGGACAAAATGTTTATTTTGATTATTCTCAAATAAGAGGAGAAGGAGCTAGACTTATGACTATGGGTGGTCGTGCGTCTGGTCCTGCACCATTGGTAAAACTACACGATTTCATTCGTGAAACCATGCATAACGCTCAAGGTAGAAAGATAACTACACTAGAGGCTCACGACATTTGTAATCAGATAGCAGAGATAGTTGTAGTAGGGGGTGTAAGACGTAGCTCCCAGATATCTTTAAGTGATTTAACTGATAAAGAAATGAGACATGCTAAAGAATGGCCTTTCCCTATTAAGAGGGCAATGGCTAATAATAGTGCAATTTATAGAGAGAAGCCCTCAGCGGCTGATTTCCTTATAGAGTGGGGTGCATTAGCTAAATCAGGTACTGGAGAAAGAGGTATATTTAACCTTTCTTCTGCTCAAGCTAAAGCACCTGCACGTCGTTACGCTCCACTCATACAGGGTACAAATCCTTGTGGAGAAATAATGTTACGAGATATGCAATTTTGTAACCTTTCGGAAGTAGTAGTAAGAGAAGACGATGACCTTGATACGTTGTTAGACAAGGTGGAGACTGCAACATGGCTTGGTGTTATACAAAGTTCGTTCACAGATTTTCCATACCTCAGAAAAGAGTGGAAAAAGAATTGTGACGTAGAAGCGCTTCTAGGCGTTAGTTTAACTGGTCAGATGGATAACCCTTCCATATTGACATCGGAGGCTTTAAAAGCCCTTAAAAGCCGTGTTTTGCGTATATCTCGCAAAGCATCAGGTATATTAGGAACTAAAATGCCAGCAGCAACTACTTGTGTAAAGCCATCGGGCACAGTTTCACAGCTTGTAGACTCGGCGTCTGGAGTTCACCCTAGATATTCTCAATACTACATCCGTCGTTATAGAATAGCAGCTCGTGACCCATTATTTAATTTGATGAAAGATTCTGGTGTAAAATGTAGTCCAGAAAATGGTCAAACCAAGGAAGATGCTAGTACATGGGTATTGGAATTTCCAGTCAAATCACCTGATGGGTGTATGACTAGGAATGATGTAACAGCACTAGACCAGTTAAAACATTATAAGAACCTACAACATAATTGGTGTGAACACAATGCTAGTATGACTGTATATGTTAGAGATGATGAATGGTTTGAGGTAGGTAATTGGGTGTACCAAAACTGGGATATCATAAATGGAGTATCCTTTTTACCATACTCGGGCGGAAAGTATGAATTAGCTCCATATGAGGAAATTGACCACAGAACCTACGAAAGGCTTATAAAGGCTCAGCCCGTAATTGATTATAAGCAATTGTCCCAATACGAGACTCAAGACAATACTCAAGGTAAATCTGAGTATGCTTGTGTTGGTGATAAATGTGAAATTTAGGATGAAATATGGCAACGAGTATAACCCCAGCAACATTGACTCTAACAGTTAAAGAAGAAATAAGTATAAACGGTAGTGACAATGGAGCTGTAAATTACAGAACAATAACTAATGTTACAGAATTATTAAAAAGAATAGTAACATGCCCTGCTGGCGTTGACACTACAGTACTTCAATTTGCTAGTGCTGTTAATGTTTTACCGGGTGACTTAGATGTAGATGATGTAAAATATCTTAGAATAACCAATAAAGATGATACCAACGCAGTAAAAATAGGATATGTAACAACAAACACTGTATTCACAGTAAATCTAGGAGCAGCTGAAAGTCACATTTTTGGTCCTCCTGCACTTTTAGCAATAGCAGACGATGATTCTACAACCCCTACTTTTCCTACATTAGAAAATCTAGTAAAGGTAATAGTAGACCCAGCTTCAAACGCTGTTGATGTGGAGGTCTTTGTAGCTTCTACATAGATTAAATATGGAATTCGAAAAAGATATTACAGGTTACGGTCGTAAAATGGGCCGTGATGCAGGACTGACATCAGAAGGTAGAATAGATTCTGTAGTTAAAGTAGGTGATGGTGAGTTCGGAGGTATGCAGCCAGCAGGTACCGTACCAGTTAGAACAATGAATCCCGGCGGAACAGAAACTTCTGGTGGTAGTGGTATAGCAGGAGACTATTGTCCTACATATGGAAGAGATGATGGTGTCGTTGGTAACCCACGTGGTCCACCAAATATGAATACTCCTTAGTTATCTTGTTGTGCTATAAACTCAACTAAGGTTGGTGGTTTTTTATTTATATTTAACCCTATTGTAAATGAGTTAGGACCGAACGCTATTTTTTTACCACGAACTCTATAATTACCACTAAACTTAGGGTCAGCAGTTTCTACTCTAATAACATCATTTTCAGCAAGGTACAATCCTTCCTGTGAAGATATACTATACTCATATTGTGTATCTAAATTAGCTCTAAATACTTTCTGTGCAAAATCTCTACACTCTGCTGGTGATTTAAGGTTGTCATTCTGTACTTCAAGGTAATTTCTATCAAGAGCTTCTATTGCACTCTCGTGTTCAAACTTACCTACAACGCCGTCTCCTTCTACTATGATTATAGTAGGAATTTTCTTATTAACTATTCTGAGGTTATTAATATTTGTATACTCACTAAATATATGTTTAATCTCAGTATTATCTAAATCTGATTCTAACTCTATAGTCAACTGAGAACTACTACCATCATCAAAAACTTTTATTATATTAGCACGAGGTATGGCACCTGAATTATCTACAGCCGTTCCTAATAGTTCCTTGATAATTTCTTTAACACCTTTAGTACCTCTAATAATAGATTGCGATGAAGAAACTAAAGGACTAGTATCTCCTATGAAATCTGTTTTGATTTTACTATCAAGATTAGCTAATTTTATAACTTTTCTAATAGCATTACCAATAGTTAAACCATCAATATTACTATCATCAGTTAAAGAAACCTTAGCCTTTTCTTCATCTCCACCTAACACCATATAACCGATAACATCCTGAGCATATATAGTTACTTGGTTGAAATCTTCTTTTAATCTTTTTATATATCCTCTGAATAAAGGTTTGTTATCATACTCATGTGGGTAAAATGTTACCTCTTTATTCCATAGTTTTTTAAACCCACCATATGTACGAGGTATAGTAAATTCTAAAGTTGCAGCAGTTAAACCACCTGTAGAAGTATAAGCGCCTTTAGTAAAAGGAACTATTTTACCTTCAATTCTAATCTCAGGAATAATCTCGTTCATCAGCTACTCCTCCTAATGGGAATCTGTCAGTCATCAGTTTACCAGTAGTATCAAGTAAAGCTATATCTTTTACAATCATGTTACAAGTATAAGACATTGTAGCTCTTGGACCACCTGAAGCACGTGTCTCATTTAAGTTACCTATAACTCCCCATAACCTAATATAAGTACCATCTTTTTGTTTCTCATCCCAATAGACAGGAACTCCCTCTTCTTGTAGTTTTCTCACCTTGTGTAGATAACCATACATAGTTCCCGGACCATGGTCTTCAAATGCCGTTGAACTGGTTTCATCACCAAGTGCTTTACTACTAAAACCTACTTGTTCTAATCCTACACCAGTCTTAGCTATAAAAGTTTTACCTTTTCTAGTAATGGCTCTATAATAGATACCACTTCGTCTCATACTAATATCACTCGTAATAGGTATTGAATTTAAATTATATGCTGAATCATCTACGGATTTTATAATCGTAGTATCTGCGCTAGATGCATCAAATATATTCCATAATTCAGGGCATGGTTGGTCAACTGTGCCTGCGTTTGTTTGCCCACTTAAAGTTATTTTTAATAGATATTTATCATTTGTTGCCCATGAAGAACCTGTAAATATAGCATTTCTTAAATTATACTGATTAGGGAACCATACGTTAGCAGCTGAACCACCACTATCTATCTTATAATATTGACTTTGAACAGGCATCAATTTCCAATTAGTAGAAGCACCAGCACCACCAGCACCTCCTCCTGCCCCTCCATCCTGAAATACTTTCGGAGTACCATCTACAACATCATATATATTTACCCTTCTCACACTACCAGTAATAGTACCAGCAGGCATCACTAATTGAGCATTACTGGCCGAAGTACCAGTATTACCCACCTGAAGGCATATTATACCGTTACCTGTATCTTCATCCCAACCATTAGCGCCACCACTTGCTACCCACCACATAGAACCAGAAGCAGTTCCGGTGGTTACAATAAATGCATACTTATAAGCACCTACATCATCCTCAGTTCCAATAGTTTGCATAGCAGTTTTATCAGCGGCAGCAGACAAAGTTACTTTAACCATTCCATCACCATAACCAGAAACACCAGCCACGTTAGTGGCAGTACCAGTTACTACCACATCATCTTGACCAGCAGCCACACAATTAGAAAATGTGCCACTAGCTGTATTGTATTGGCCACCACATAATTTTTTTATAGAAGTGTTAGACCAATCATGTGGCATATCAAAACTAATAAAACCAGATTTAGCAAATGAAGTATGAAAATCATCATATTTTTTAGTACTAGTATCTCTTTTTTCTCTATATATTTTTGTAGTATCAACAAAGTCTACATTTTTCCAATAAGCATTTTGTTTTTTAGTACCACTTTCATCTATATGTAAATACTCAACACCTGCTACCTTTAAACCACTAATATTAGTATAACCAGTTAAACCAGATTGTAATCCGTTTGTATAATTAGTAGCATTAAAAAATATTTTATTAGTTTTACTATCAAACGTTAACAATAAGTATTCTGCTTCTTGCGTTAAAGAGTCTGCATTTTTAATATCTTTTTGAGTTTCACCATTAACAGAACTTAATTTAAAAGAATTACCACTACCATTATTTAACATGGCAGAAGTATGGTCGCTCACAGGAGTTTCAGTTATACTCTCTGCTGTAGACCAATTTGGTGCAGGAGATATTCTAAATACTTCTGGTTGATTACTATTAATCGAACTACCTGAATTAGAAGAAGCCTGCACAGAAGTTCTTGTGCAATAATATTGGTCATATAACCTTCCAAAATCATCGAGCCCTACTGAGTCTTCTCTGAGATTACCTGAAGTAGTAGCTCCTCCAATGGGTGGGTTATACCAAGGATATATGTTAGCGCCACCTGAGCCAAATAAGGCTTGTGCTGCTACATTGTTCAACCCAATAGGATTGATTAAATAAGAGTAATGTTGCGTTACTATAGAAGAAGTTTGCTTAGTTCCAGAACCCAAGGTCTTAGTGGTGCCTACTATGGTTTCTAAATCCCATTGCTTAATAGGGCTTAACCACCCTTTACCACTATCATATCTATAATTAGATATAGTTTTATTAGAAGCTGCTGCCCTACTTTGTCCCATATCTAAAGTGCTGTATCTAGTATTGTCATCAGCATTTTTTATCGGTGAACCAGCGCTAACATAAGAAATAGGATAATATTTACCATCGGCCGCTTTGGTAACTAAGAATATTTTTAATCTATTAAATACTTCATTAGTAGTGTAATCTGTATCTACAGCAGCAGCCGTAGTTCCAGTAGCTTTACAACTTACATATTTGAATTTTAATACCTGAGACCACAACCCTATTGTATTACTATTTGCTTCACCATAAAAATCGTACACACCGTACTGATTAGCTGCTGTTGTGAAATTTATATCAAACTCTAAAGTTTGTAATTTAGACATAGAACCTAAACCAAACTGAGCTTCTGTATCATCACTAGAGTTCTGCACTAATGAATTAACATGAGTCACACCTTCAACTGAGAGTGTTACTTGTTTTATAGTTCCTGTTAACTCAGTTCGAGTTACTGTAGGAGCTATAGCAATATATAATTGTTTGGCACCTTGTTCACGTAATATAGAATTATCTATACCTGAATTATTTTCTGTATTTTCAATTTTCATAATTGCACTAGGTGCTTTATCTGAAACGGTTGAAGATACTATACTACTATCTTGAGAATATGGTACTATATTTGTATTAGAAGATTCTGAACCATAATAACGAGATATAAACCCAGAAGAATTAACAGTCTGGATAATTGGTTTAAATACACCAGCTTGATTATAAGTATGTTTGACTGTCATAGTACCTTTAGGTTCTGTTGATGTAACCCATTGGTAATTTGCTTCATCTTTTTTATTACTCGTTCCGTCATCCCAATCAATATATACTGCTCTTACGTCTGAATTGGTAAAGGTTAAAGTGGCTGTGACTTCTTGATTCACATCAGGAGTAGAATCGTCCCAAGTTAGAGCCATTATATCGTTGTAGTCCTCCATGAAACATTATCAGTACTAGTTACTTGTCTAGGAGTTTTTCCTCTAATATTGTGGTAATCATACAAGAATAATCTAGCAGACCAAGTATTTTGTCTACTAGATGAAACGTCGTCTAAATCCGCAGTGTTTAATATAAACTCATCCCCATCTTCTGGAACATAGTATTTTTTATCATATAAAATAAATTCTTCTATTCTTCCCCTGAAATATCCACCCACTCCACCAAAAGACCAAGCTCCCAATTCTATATCAGAAGTTAAAGCTAGAGGTCCTCCTGTATCAGCAGTATAACCTTCTAATCTTCCATTAACGTAAAGTTGTAAGTCTGGACCATCTTCGCTGTCATTTTTATATGTTACAATAATACTAGTTGCAGTTTTACCATCACAAGGAACAAAAGAAGTGCCTGTAATTTCTGCACCAACGTCGTGTTTGTAAGTTATATTATTACCTGCATTTTTAGTTAACTTCCAATAATCTGGAGCCCCATTTTGAGTAGCAATTACACATGCTGAACCATCCATCGTTGAATCAAAGGTAACATGTGCTACAAGTGTATATTCAGACATATCTTTTAAACCAACATTATCTGAATGGTCTATTGTTACAGAAGCACCATTACTACCTGTACCGAATGAATTTCCACTTATAAATGGAGCATATCCTTGTATACCATCTACATGTGCTCTAAGTTTTGTACCGACTAATGCACTACCACTTGTATCAGCTTTAGGATTATACCATGAATATGTTGGGGCAGTTGTTAAATTAGAAGGCTCTTCGTTCAATGGCACCCATAATGTAGCATTAGCATATTTATTTGGTACTGCACCTTCTTTCTGTACTATCAACATTCTATACCAAATATCATCAGCATCTTCTTTCCAATTGAATTTAACAGCGTTTAAATTTGCATCTGTTAATTCATAAAGGTTAACATCATTATCTAACAAATCAAAAGCAGGTTCTACAGCAAAACTATTTACAGTAGGTGGTAAATCTTCATATTCAAAAATAAAAGTAGGTTTATATTGCCTGCTATTACTGCCTGCATATTCGTCACCATATAAAAATATTTTGTTAACAACGGTAGCTGAAGGCATACGAATCATAGCGTTAAAACTACTACCTTCGTTTATTTCTGGCTCTAATACCATTTTTGTTATATCAAAATATTGATTTGTCTGTTTACGTACACCTTCACGTGCAACCTCCCCTCCATTTTTAGTTTCTGGATTATAAGGACCATAACCGTAATCATTAGTTAAAATAACAGCAGTGTCTGCTTCGGGGTCAAATAAGAAATTCCATTCTTTGTCGTAAAGCGCAGATTCTCCGATGTTTGTTTGTGCACCAGAATCATAAGTATAAACAGTCTCGTTATATGTTGTTCCTGTAATAGTGCTTACTGTAGCACCTGATAAATTATTATTTAATAAAGTAGCACTTTCAAATGTTCGTTGTGCATGGTCTTGGTCTCCTTTGGTCATAAGAGTTACCCAGTATTTATAGGGTGATATGTATAGTTCTGATAGGTTTTCTTCGACGCACATAGCTTGTTTGTTTATATGAGAATCACTTTCTAACAAATCTTTATTAAAAGTAACTGTACCATTTGCTTCGACACTTCTTATACCATTAGCTAATTTTAAATTTATTATTGCAGCCAATTCTATTCCGATTGTTGCATTACCTTTAGCCCTACCAGCTTTATATATTATATATTCTTCATCTTCATTATATATATTAATTATGTCTGGGTCGGCAAGAACAACTTGGTTACTATTGAGATTATTACCATTTCTCGGTACATCTATAATTTTAGTAGAAGCTACTACATTCTCTCTTTTACCCCATTTGTCATATGAAGTAGAACCACTAATACTCATCATAAAGTTCCCCTTTTGAGTAAATCCATCAGAGGCCATATAATTATTGCTACCAGTAGTTACATTAATTTTATCCGTATCATCTTGTGTACTCACTACACCATATAATGTAGACCCTGTTGCAGTGTCAGCGTAAGTACCACTAGTCCAACTTGAACCATAAAATTGATATCCATAAAAATCATTTTCATCAGAGGTAACTCCTGTATCTGACCTACCTTCTAGTGACACCATACCGCCTCCATACAAATCAGGAACTATTTGGTCTAAAGTACTAAATGTAGGTGTTCCAAATGAATTCATTAAAAAGTAACCTCTTCTAGAACTAGAATTGCCACTGATAGGTAAATTAGTAGGATGGTCAAAACCAAAGGCCAGATATGAAGCAGGTGTATATTCAGTATAATTAGTAGCCATATCAGTAAATTCAACACTACCTGTTCCGGGGTTTAATGATGTTAAAGTATAAGGACTACCTGCTGGTGAAGCTGTAATCTTAGTGAGAGGAGATGTTACTGTTCTTCCTTGTGGGAATTGTATAACCGCAGATGAATTCTGTGTTGCAGTTGAATTAGCGATTTCTTGGTAAAAATCTACCAATTGTACATTATCTACGTATAATTCAGTCTCTGTACCATTACCAGCACTAACTAATGTACTATCACCTTGTTTAAAATAGACAGTGTCATCTTCAACCCAAGGGTAATTTTGAACCCAAATAGTCATATGTTTAGGGTATATAAGTTTATTTTCGTCTGCTGCTGTACCAACAATTATAAAATCTCTAAAACTATATTGGTTACCAGCGTCGCTACCGGGGAAAGCTACATCTATGTAGGGTAAATCTTTATCTGCGCTGACACTTGGGGCGTCTTCTTGAGGAGTATCAAGTTCAAATACTGCTCTCATACCTACACCACCGCCATCAAACTCAGAATATGGATTACGTGATAAAGAAGTATTACTACGTTTAGCGTCTACATCTATAAAGAATTTTACAGTAAAATATTGATTCATAGGAATTTTAACAGTGCGTGGGTCGCCAGCTACATTGTTAAAATCAGTTGGTCTAATAAAAAGATTTTGTAAACGACCGGAATTAGTCGATAGCCACGGACTAGCGTTACTACCACTAACGGCTTTAGCTATACCATAATTACTAGTCCATCCAGTAGTAAAATCACTAGACCTCATAACAGGTAAAGCTTGTGCATAACAAAAAGCGTTATCATTATCATCTTCACCACCAATACCAGTTCTAGTAAACATAACACCTCCTACTATACATTCAGGATTTCCAATACCTAAACCACCAGCATTACCATAAGCGTTTCTAAGTCCATAATCCAAAAAATCATCTAAAGAAGTATGTGATTCCTTTGGTTTGTAGTTAGAGAAAGTAATTACCACACTGCGTAAAAACGTTTCCATTTTATTTCTAGCAGTTGTTCCACCAGTACCAAACTCAGCAGCATCTAAGTCATAATAACCACTACTACTTCCTTGCATATCGTTATATATCAAACCCTTTGTACCGAATTGTGTTTTGTAAGTGTCTACACCAAATGTAATACCCGGTGATAATTTAGTTATGTTTAAATCTAAAGCTACATATGGTAAATATGTTCTATGGTCACCAAGCCTCTGTTGGGATAAGTCTTGTGTTAAAGGCATTGGAATGTCATATAAAGAAGCGTAATTAGTTTGACAATTTAATGTATTATCTCTTCCTAAATATTTTTGTATTTCTTTGTTGTCTGGAGAATAGTCCCATAAATGATACATACGCATGGCGTTAGCTCCACTTTTAGCATTATCACCAGATAATTCTACAGCAGATTGTAACACTGGTACACTAGTAGTAGAAATGAAAGGATTATATAAATCCATTGTGCTATAAATTTTACCAAACCTAGTGTTATTTTCAGTAGTAGTGACTGTATTGTCCTCGGACACCGAAAAGGTTTCTTCAGTATCCCATCGCAATATACCTAATTTTTCTAAATCAGTATCACGGAAATGGTAAGCTGTTGTTGTTCCTGCTGGAGATGGGTGAACAATTTTATATCTATAATTGCTATTACATGCGGCATCGTAATCTTCGCGAGACTCTAATGGGTCGGGTTCTTTTTTCAAGTAGATTCTTCCATGGTCCATACCCTTAACTTCACCACTCGTAACATCAGAAACATAACCATATACAGTGCTTCCACCCTCTGATGTAGGTTTCAAAGGTACTCCATTTGCAGCAGCTCCTTGAGTATAAACATTATATGCGCCTTCAAATTTAGTTGGATAAAAAGCTTCTTCTGCTAATAGTTCTCTAGCCTTTTTTTCTTCAGCAATACCACCTATATTACATCTAACATAATTTTTCCACGTAGGAAAATCCATACCTGAAACATATGGATTACCTCTACGTTTAAGAACACCGGGACCTTCCCTAGTAATTACAGTATTGTGTGACAAAGCAGCATCAGTCCCATCAAAATCTTCTGATAGATTAACTGTTTTAGTATATGCTAGATTATAAATTGCTATCCCATCACCTATAGGTGTATTCATTTCTAATTCAGTTTCCCAAGTAAGATTTACAACTCCACCAGATGTATAAGTAGTATATCCAGTTGAATTTATTCCAGATAATTCAAATGTATTAGCTGTTTTGTTTGCTACAGTGTATAAATTACCATTTACTTCCGTCATTCCACCTACACTGCTTATGCGTACTTTATCACCATTAGAAAAACCATGTGAAGCAGCAGTTACCACAGCAGGGTTAGCCTTGGTAATACCAGTTATAGCAATGTTAAGAGTGTGGTTTCCTGAGTAGTTTGTAGTAAGAGTTAAAGCAGTATCAGAAGATATACCCGCTATATTATAGGGGGATTTATATTCATTCTCAGCTCCTAACCATATTCTCTGACCTACAGTCACTTCTGGGGTTTCACTCGAGCTAACAATAAAGTTGGTATTGGTACCTACTACAGCGTTACTTCCGTTTGTTACGACTACGGTACCAGTAGTAAGTCTTTTGCGAGCATATTCCATCCCACCTTCTTCTACTTTGTAATCATCTCGTAATCTATACAATTCAGCTGTTGGAGTTACACCCATTGCATTGGTTGTATTTACTCCTGAAGCAAATGTTCTTAAGTATCCACCTCTTAGACTATAATTTCCTTGTACGATATCATCTTCTGGTTTTATACTACCAGATAAAATTATATAGGGGTGTTCTTTACCAGTCGTCAAAGTATATAAAAAATCATTTTTTCTAGCAAAATCTTTATGTTGATTATTTGCGTGAACAGATGTAGAAATCTGTTTTTCTCTGTAAAACCTATTAGGTCTAACAGTAAAAGAGCTACCGGGCATTATACCAATCCTCCGAAAGAGTCTATTCCTATTGTAACATTGTTAAGCTTCATACCACTGCCTATACTATTTTGGGTTGCGCCATTATTTAAAAGTTGTCCTGCTGCCTCTGGTACAAATAACTCAGGTCCTTGCTCTCCTACAAGGTATGGAGCACCACCAGATGCGAATCCTCCTTGAGCCATTGGAGTTAAATATCCTCCACCAGCCTTTCCTTCTTCTGCTCTCTTTTTCATATACCATGGTATTGCTACACTAGCTCCTAGAGCAAGAAGACCAACACCAGTCATACCCAGTGCTCCTCTAGCTATCCAAGGTAGCGCTCTAGCAGCCGTTGGAGCTGCTCTTGTACCCATAGCACGCATAGCAGCACCTTTAGTCGCAAATCCTTTACCTCCTCTTCCGGGTACCATCCACCTTCCAGTTTTACCCTTAGTAATTCCTTTTGAACTGAGACGACCCATACCCATACCAAGACCGCCCATTCCAGAAGCTGCATTGTAGGCAATTTGTGAAGCAGTTGCTGCTGCTATTCCTCTAGATAAAGACCACCAAGCCAGTGTTGTAAGTGGTATTACTGAATTAAACATTTTGAAATAAACTATCATTTCTAACCAACCCGCTGGTAATATTTTCATTACATCTGTTATAAGCTTTAAAGGTAAATACAATAATTCGAAAACATTTGTAATCATTTTACCTTCTTCTGCTAAACTTTGTAAAGTGTCTAAAAGGTTGTGTATAACCTCGTCAAAATTTTCAATAAATACAATTGCAGCATCTTGAATTGATTGACCAAATTCTGTTAATTTTTGTATACCATCTTCTTCCACCACTATCATATCTTTTAATCCTTGCACCATATTAACTACAGCCTCATGGAAAGCATTAATAAATTCAGTTCCCTCATAAGAAGCATCTCTTAATGCAAAAATAGAAAATATATTTGTTTTTAAAATTTGGATTTGAGCAGATAATGCTTGGTTCTGTATTCGAACCATTTCATCCAATTGCCCACCAGCATTAGCAGTATTTTGAACTGCTTCAGTAAATTCATCAGAAGCTTGAACTAAGTGAATAAATGCCGTAGCACCACGCACATTCAAGTCTTGTATTAAAGTGGTTAATAATTCTGTATTCGAAGCTGTCTCAGGTCCTACTGCCTCAGCAAACTGAGCAGCTATCTCAGTTAATTGTTTCATCTCTCCTTCGGCGTTTAATATTTCAACACCCATCTTACGGAATCCTACTTCAGCATCCATAGCACTCTCAGCAAATTCAGCCAATGCTTGTCTAAGACCCCTACCTGCAATACCAGCCTCTAAAGCTCTATTAGTCAATATCTGTAAAGCCCCTAACAATTGGTCTATAGATTGCCCTGTAGAGGTAAAGAAAGGTAGAGCAAACTTAACAGCGCTTGATAAATCTTGATACTCAATAAGAGACTTCTGAATAGCAAAAGCGAATTTATCTGTAACTTCGGCTGCTTGGCTCATTTCCATACCGAAACCAAACAATGTTTGAGCTGTAAGTTTAGAGATAGTATTGTGGTCTCCTTGTACAGCCATAGATAACTTCAAGGTCTCAGGTAAAACTTGCATTGCCTCATTTGCTTCCAAACCTGCTGAAGCGAGCTGATAGAGCCCAGTAGCGCCGTTTTGAGTGGCAATACCGAATTCGTTACCGAATTTGATAATCTCGTTACCGACGTTAAATAAAGAATCGTTAGTTAAATTAAACACAGAGTTAGCATTCAGTAGCTCTCTTTCGAACTCAACTAAATCACTTGTGCTTTGTTGTAATTTATAACCAAAAGCAGCTAAGAGTGCTACTGAGTTACGTAAAGCATCCATAAAATTATCTTTCAAAGTAGTAGCTGCTCCAGATATTGTCTCACCTATATCAGTACTTGCAGCATCTTGTTCTCTCATCTCAGCTGTTATTTCTGACACCTCGCCTTCAATTTCTTTAAGAACCTTTAACCTTTGTTTTTCTTTAGTTAGAGCCCTATCTTCAGCTTTTACAGTCTTTACAAGTTCGCGATAAGCTTCTTTTTGTTTTTTAGTTGTCTGTTTAGAGTTTTCTAAAAGTCTTCTTTTGCGGTTTAATTCTTCCTGCATCAGGTTAACAATACGCTTTTGACCAGCTATAGCGTCTGCACGGTCTTTTTTAGACATTGCAGCCATATTTCTAGCCATTTGTTGAGCTGCCTTCATACCAGTTAAACCAGCAGTTCCAGCAAAAAGTTGTTGACGAAGAGGTTTAGATAATTTAGCCCTCAATCTAGCATAATTTTGTTCTACATTTTTAAAAGATTTTCGGATTGAATTGTTTGTTTGTTGGTTAAGTTGTTTTAAATTCTGTTCTAAACGCACCCTAAGTAAATTTGCTGTTCTTGCAGCAGAAGTAGTGGTCATCGTATTTAACTTTCTTAATTTTTCTCTATGAACACTATCTAAATTAGATGCCATAGCTTGTTGTTTTATACGTTGATGTATTTGTTTAACACCAGTAGCAAGTATTCCACCTGTCTGTTGAAGAGCCTTTCGACTCGGAACAGCCAAACCTATAGCGACACGCGCTGCGAATACTTGTCCTGCAAAACCCATTATACTCCTTTAAAGCTTTGTATGCGTTTCTTTCCTATTTTATCCTCAAACTTACGTTTTTTCTCTAAGTACTTGATGTACTGAGAGCGTACTTGAGGGTTTTCTTTTGCCATTTCAGACACTTGTTTTTCAGTATACCCGTCCATTGAATGTAATGCTTTGTATTCGTAGCATGCAGCTAACAAACCATCCAATTCTCTTCGAGGTGTGCCTTTAATTTCGTTCCAACTCATACCAATTTCTTTCATTAATGGTATATATAATAACACCGCATCAGGCGATTCTAGCATCAGTCGCGAAAATTTTCTTTTGCGTCGTCCTCTGCGCCTAATATTTTGTTGGTGATGTTATATCTTAAGGTGGTTGGTAAAAGCGCCCATTGTTCTTCTGTTATAACAGGTCCATCTGGGGCCTTTTCATTAGCTTTCTGTAACATTTTTATAACTCTATTAGAGCCAATTTCTTGAAACATTGCCATTTTTTCTTCTTCTGGTAGTTCTTCAGATATTCCAGTAAATTTTGGTTCTTCTTTTTCTGTTAATTCACAAAATTGAAACTCCACTACCTTTCCTCTAAATTCTACCTCTTCTTTTTGCACTTCATCAGTGAGTGCGACTAATTCGTCCATAGACCAAATTTTCTTTTCTGTCATTATTTATCTCCTGAAGGGGGCTCAAGCCCCCCTCATATTAAATTATATTATCTATAAGTTAGCTGGTAATGTTGCTGTTACGTAGTTTGCACCACTGATAACAGGTGTAACCATAGATGTTAATTCGAGTGTTTCTTCAGTTGTACCGTCGGCACTTAAGCTAACAGTATGTGCTGATACTACACAGTTAGGTATTGTCATAACCTCTGAAGTACCAGATAAGTGCACGTAAGCACGGTATCCGTATTCTACAGTAGGTTCAGATAGACCATCGTTAATAGATGTATCGTTGACGCTCGTACCTGATAATCCATACCTTAATTTATCAAAAACATATTCATATAAAGGGTCACTCTTTTTACGAGTTAGTGTTAAAGTAGTTTCCTTTTTAATTTCTGCCTTTAATGCTGTTCTCATACCGAAGTATGTAATGTCTTCATCCAAAGCTCCAATACTCAAATCGACTGCTGTTAAGTCTGATTGCTCAGTCTCAGTTACAGCAGAGCCACCGTCTTGAAGTTTTACAGCAAATGTTGCTGTAGATGTATTAACTACACTTGTACTTCCTGTTGCTGGAGAAACTCCCAATGTTGAGTTCTCAGTTGATAAGTAAACTGAGACATCTTTTCCTAAGTAAAAAACCATGCTTAGAACCCCGCTGTTGGTGTTAGTGTTACATATATCTCATTAGCTTGTTGTGGATATCTAGCTGGTTGATATGATGTAAACTCTAGTGTCTCTTCTTGAACGCCATCAGCGTTAAGCGTAGTTGTGTAACCTGTAATACAACAGTTTGTCATACATATCATCTCTTCGTTAGCTTGACTTCCTGCTGAACCAGTTTTAAATTGTAAGTGTACTCTGTAGCCATAACATGATGCAGTTGTAACACCACTGTCTACTATAGATTTAGGATTTACTTTACCGGTACCTAAACCAGAGGTTCCGTTACCGAATCCAAATCTACCAGTATTTGTTCCATCACCATTAAAGATAATGTCCCAAAGATTATTTTTCTTCTTTCGTGTTAAGGATACTGTGTATTCCTTCTTAATCTCAACCTTACCCGGTTGTACTTGTCCTATAAAAGAAGTGTCTTCATCCATGGTTCCTAAAGCAACTTCAACACCAGTAATATCTGCGTAAGCAGTATAACCAGCTATTGCTGCTCCACTGTTCATATCATCTGCAAATAGATTTACTATACCTGAAGGAGCTCCAGCTACCAACGTTGCGTCGGATGCTGCTGAACCGGTTGCACCGATTGCTTTATTAGTAACTCCAGTTTCTGTAGTTATATAGACGTTTACGTCTCTGCCTAAAAAGTAAGCCATTAGAATTCACCTCCTTTTTCGTTTTTATTGTGGGTATATACCATTTTATTCACCTTTATTTTTTGTTGTCTAGACCTTCGGTACTTTGCATTCCACTCGTTACCTTTAAATTAGCTCGGCTTACTATATAAAGCTTTTGCTTAATCCTTACCATAATCACCACCAGTTCTGAAAGCAGCGACGCCTTTACGTCTAGATATAATAAATGGAGAAATAGATACATTTCTTCCAACGTCATTTTTCCACGTATCTTGTGATGCTTTACTCCAAACACCCAAGAATCTTTTATTGGGATTTCCTTTGTCATCCCCATATGTCCATTCTTCTGAGAAGCTACCTCCTCGTTTACCCACCATACTGATGCTATTGTACCAACTTCGTGTTAATAAGTTACTTTTGTCAAACAAACGTTGATACCATTGAGCAAATCTTTTCGAAGCTCCTCCTTCTCTAAAATGTAAAATCATCTGTTGTCTTATATTTTCAGCTATATCCATAGGCATCAGTCTAACATTACTCAGTACAGTCTCTCCTACGGCTATACCTGTGCTGTCTATTACCATTTGAGCAGCATTAACAGACGAAGATTCATACATATGGTCTACACGGTCCTGAGTAAGTATAGCTTGACTACTTGCATAAGTCTCAGCATCTGCAATATATCCACTCATTATCTTAGAATCAACCCCTTTATTTTCAACTACCCACTCACCAAAACCATTAACCAATTGATTTGCGCCAGCACCTACTTCCATAACTATAATATGAGGCTCTGGGTCAAATCTCGGGTAAGTTACTTCCCCTACAGTAATAGGTTTAGCTGATATCATCGCAAAACCTAACATTTTTTTACCCAATCTTACTTGGTACAGATGTTTAGCTAATCCTGTTAACCCATTTAATTCGTTAATTAAAGTAGAACGACTAACTTTACCTATAAAATCTCTTAAAGTTCTATTTAAAAGTACATCACTACCTGCTTTAACTAAAGCTCTAGCTGCTAACATCCCTGACCCAGCAGCTCCCGCACCTCTTCCAAGCATAGTTGCCTCAGTTTGATTGTATATTTCTCTTTCCTCCTTACTCATCTTCAAAACGACATCTTTTATTGTCTCGTTCATTACGGTTAGTTTATCTTTCACATGAGCTTTAAATTTAGCCTCAGCACCCTTTTCACTTCTATCGTTCATCTCTTTTTGACTCATACTTAAAAGTTTTGAAGTAGTTGAGTTACCAGCGGCACGCGTCATTTCCAAAGAATGTACACCTTCCATTTCTTTTTTACCTATTTTGGTGTTTAAAAATTCCTTAAATGTCCCACCTGTCCTTTCTAGTTGAATGTCAAAATCATTACCCCAGAATTTACCACCTCTTTTAGGGCCTCGGTCTATTTGGTCCTGCGTCCTAGACATTTTTAATTCTTTATCTAACATTCTTGTAAGCTTACCTAAAGTTAACTCACCCACATCTCTACTCATTCCCTTGGGAGTTGCTCGTACATCCATCCCACTCTTAAACATATTAGCAAGTTGTTTTGCTGCTGTAGAGGTAGCTGTAGCCGCACCTTGTGGAGGTGCATTAGCAACTTGAGTTGCTCTATCTGGGCTATGATATCGACTCATATAAGCTAGTCCTTCTTCACCCTTCCCCATATAAGTTTTCATACGAGTTTCAAAACTATACTCTTTACCCTTTCCTGTTGTAGGAAGCATTTCATCTCCTTCAGGTTGGGGTGTAAGTTCAAAATAACCGGGTTCTGCTTCTGGGCGTAGCGACATAGCGTACTGTTGTGAAAACGGCATATATGGTTGGAATCCAACCGTAATGGTTCTCATTACATCTTGTTTTTGGAACTGAGTTGCCCAAGTAACTTGAGCCATACTATCTACTATTCTTGAACGTTACTACCATCGAAGCTTGACTAGTCCACAATTCCAATGCAGGGTCATAACCAATGTTTCTAAAACCACTGAAGTGACGTTCATCAACCTCAGTTGCAGCAGGCGTACCAGCGGCACCCTTTACAATATCAGCAAAATCAAGGTCCATAAGCACATTAGCTCCATTAAGCATGAGATAATTAAGCAACCTTCTCTCTTTATAGGGCTGTGCTACATTACCCCCTGACGTAGTATTGGTAATCGTAATAGAGCTTGCTCTATCTACCATGATATATATATTAAAGCCTATACCATAGAGCTCCCCTTTTGCCGCAGTTCCATCATTCTTAGTAATGTTCTGCCCCATAAACTGAGTTTCTATCCCATTTGCGACCATTTCTACAATTAAACAAGGATAGCTAACATCGTCTGTAGTTGGGAATTGACCATAAACTGTGACATCTGTGTCGGCCCATGCCGTAGCAGAGCCTGTAGTAGTGATATATGTGCCTGTACGGAGCTTGTCTATTAGAGCTCGTTCTATATTATTTAGATGGTCTGGTGGATTAGTTGGCATTATTCGTCGTAAGCCCTCCTCCTAGAATCATTGCGTCCTTGAGTTCTTACGCAATCAAAAATTATATACCCATCAGTCATGTCTTTTAAGGAATGTACGTGCCATGATACTGATTTATAAAACTCAACTTCTTTTAAATATATTATGTCTGCATTAGTTGCTGGTCCTGTGTAGTTAAATTTAATAGATGCTAAATCTTTTTCATAATCATAAGTTCCTGCTACTGTAGTTGCGTAACGTGTACCTCCTTGGTATACGCTAGTCGATGTTGTACCTGATAAAAATGGTAAATCTACAGTTAACCATGTATTTTGGGTAAGCGTTAAAGCCGCAGGAGTATAAGTTAATGTTTGTGCTCCGTTAGTATTAGTTATTACTACTGATGTAAGTGCTACATTATTATCGTTAGTTTTAATTTTGAAGCGAAGACGGTCTGCTTCTAGTACATTTTTATTACCAGTAGTAGTGTAAGTTACTGCGGTAGAATTACCGCTAACTAGTATAGATTCTCCATCTGAAATAGGTGTATTACCACCTGTATTTACCCATTCCGGATTAGGATTACTATTCCCACTAGTAAAAACACTATATACTGTTCTATAATTTGTAATTAGTCTATCCCAACCTTCAATTTCATTAAAATCACCATTATTATTTTGATTAAAATTATCATATTTTTTGATAGTTGTTATGTTTGGGGTGTATATCCTAGCAGCTCCAATAATGTTACTTCCTTGTCTCTGTTGTTGATAGTCTGCTGTAACGGCAGGTCTTATAATTGCAGGCAAATCAGGTATTAAAAGTTCATTAGAACCTATAGTTCCAGAAGGTACTCCATAAGCATCTGTTTTGTATATAGCTGGTCTGTGATAAGTTACTTTTTGGGCTTGTTCGGTTCTATATCGTAGTGCACGAAACACTCGATTCATATTCAAAGCACCGGGTCGGACGCCTTGTGAACCAATAAGACCCGGCATTATTCGCCTCCAGTCCCTCTTGGCCTTGGATACATATCTTTAGTAGAGTTAACACCTGTAACGTTTTCATCCCAGTTGACCTCTCCGAGGTATGGGTCTGCATTGTATGTTGTAGTCTTGATGCTAAGGGCATTTTTCATAACAAGTTGTTGTTCTGCTAGTTCTTTGAAATGTATAAAAGCATCTCCTTCGTAATAAACTGCTAAATCTCCAACTTGAATTCTTTCTATACCCATTCCGTTTTGTGCAATAGAGGCTAAATAACAAGAATAATACATAACAGCATTATTATCTGTGTCATTTCCATCTAAAGTAAAAGCCACTCCCATTTGTTCGTAATACCACTCAGCAGATATATCCATCAATAAATCTAAAGAATCATTATCTAATTCTTCTTGTTCTATACCAGCTAAAAGTCGAACTCTGTTACGAAAACCTACGTTCCATGCTACATCTACCATTTTACCATTTTACTTTATTAGCCCAATATGCTGCTGACATCTTACCTTTTGCGATGTTTTTACCATGTCGTGCTTTAAAGCTTTTCCTCCTTGCTTTTTGTCTTGCAGACTCACCTTTCTTAGGTTTACCTGCGGTTCTAACTCCCTGTTGACCAAACCTTATCAATTTTGTTTTACTACCTACTTTAGCTACAACTACGTGAGATTTCTTAGGGTGTTTAGGGGTTCTTTTAGGTTTATTATAGCCTGATACTCCTGCTCGAGCTAGTTTTGGGTCTTTTTTCTTAACTGCCATTATTTCTTTCTCCTTTTCATTGTTCTTTTTTTAGCAGTTTTTGCTGCTCTTTTAAATTGTTTACGAGTTGGCGCACCTTTAGAGCCGGGTTTTCTCATTTTTTCACCTGACCCTTTTTTAATGCGTTTACGTTTTGCGTGTATGTTAGCGTATAGTCCTTTTTTCTTTTTTGGTGCCATTAATATCTCCTTTTTGTTTTTTTCTTAGTTTTCTTTTTATATGCCATCTACATCATCCCCCATGCACCTACACCTGTAGCTGCGGAAAGAGCAAAACCAACTAGCCATCTGACTTGTCTTTTGATGTCTTCTTCCCACATTTCATGGTGAGCTAAATGATTCGTAAAGAGTGTTTCGAATTTTTCCATTCTATTAAAAATGGTGTTGACGCGTTCGTCTATGCGAATCAATAGTTCTTTATCTGTTGTATCCATATATAAACCTTTCCTTATGAGTTAATCAACTCCGTATTTCTATCTAATTTATCACCATGTAATTGTATATCTCTGTCGTCAGCAGTATCTGCATCTATTTGTTGGTCGTGGTCAATTGTTGGGAAATATTGGTGTATATCACCAGTACAATCCGTAACTAACCCAGTTACTTTAAGTTCTTCGTTTGTAACATTTAAGTTGTTAATATTACCTACTACAGTCCAATCATTTTGAGATTTAAAGGTATATGAAAGGGCCACATCGCTACCATATATTCTTGCACCGGGACCTGCTGTAAAAACATTACCGGGATAACTTTGTAGTAGTCCATTCGTACTGGATAATTCCAAACTTCCAGCATCGATATTAACTTGCGATGAAGAAGCACTAGATGGACCTTCCAATTTCATATGGTGACACTTTAAATGATAATCTCCTATATCGGTTTTATATAAAGCAGTGTTCCAGTAACCAGTTGTTTCTTGGTTTGCAGCTAACGTCGTATCGGTACCATTAATAAAGTAGTTCCATTTTACTTCCTTAGCGATTGTTGCATCGTGATAATATACTACATATGTATTACTTAAATCTACTGGATATGAAGCTCCAGATACAGATAAACCACTATTATTTACTGCACCAGTACCTGATTTCCATGACCATCTCCAACTGAGACTGCTACCTCTAGCTAATGTACCCGCACCTTTATATAAATTAGTGTTAATATTAATATAACCAGTCGATAATTTTGATATTGTTGTAGTCTTAGTTGCAGCGGCACATTTTAAAATGTTAAAATCTATATCACCTTGATGAGTTAATGTACCGGTTCCAGTTAAGTCTACCGTAGAAGTACCTTGTGTGAATGTTCCTCCTCCTACCCAATCTGAACTTCCTGCTGTAATTGTTCCAGTGTTAGATTCAGCACTTACATCTGCAACCGATGT